GAAGCCTTGATAAGAGAGAAGCAAGCCGCCGAAAAAGGCGAGGAAGCTGAAAGAGAATCCCTGCGTAAAGGGGAGTCATGGAATGATATCTATAAACGACAAGACCCTGAAGTCCAAAGAGCGATGCAGTCGATGCGTAAGGACTATACTCACAAGACTCAAGACTTGTCTAAACAACGCAAAGAAGCGAAATCGGAATTGGAGAAGGCGCACGCTCTTCAAAAAACCCTTTATGAATCAGATGCTTATAAAAGCCTTTCACAGATTGCAGAAGAATCTGGCGAAGAGTTCGATCCTTTCGATCCTGATTCGTTCAAGAAATACGTGGAAAAGGCGGTAGCCAGTAGATTAAAATCAGTTCTCGAGCCTATGCATGCGGAGCAACAGAAGAAACAAGCTCAAGCCAACCTGCAAAGATTTGTGGAAGACCATCCGGAATTGAAGTCTGATGAAGGATTCAAGAAGGAAGTCAGGGATCTGCTTATCAATGATTCAAACCTAAAGCTTGAACAAGCTTACTGGATCGTGCAAGGAAAGAAGTCCAGAGAAATGAATCGTCAAGATCAAAGGAAACAAGACAATCAAAGACGAGCAGCAAAAGCAGCAGGTCTTAGAATTGGAAGTGGAAAGAGATCAGGTATGACAGCACCACCCGAAACCAAGGGTATGAAAGCCGCTGATATATATGATTACTTGCTATCACAGCAAAAATAAAGTAATACTAAGATAGACCGTAGCCCCAGTAGGACACGCAAAGGTCAGGCCCCGTAATGGATACGCCCAAAACTAACACTTAAACTGGAGCTTATCATGGCTTTGTCATTTGACATTCTCGCGAGTACCTTACGTATCTTGCGCGACAGGGAAGTGGACAATACGTTTAGGACCGTTCCTTTACTCGATGCCGTTCAGAAAGCTGGCAATGTCGAGAAGGTGAATGGTGGTTCTAAAGTTGATCACCCTGTCATTCTTACCGAACATTCTTCTATTACTCAACTTGCAACTGGTTACGAAAGCGTAAACCTTGCTGTCAAGGATCCACTGCGGACCGCTTCTTTCGATTGGTGTGACTTTGTTGCTCCTGTCGTTGTTACCGAAAAGGAACAACTGTCGAACAAAGGCGACCGTGCAGTCATCCGTATCGCTGAAGCGCGACTCAAGTCCGTCATGGGCATGCTCAAGCGTGAATGGGAAAAGCAAACCGTTGCTGGTAACTCGACTGTTCTTACCGAACTCAATACCCTTAATGGTGAAGGCGTCCAGACCGCTGGTACATGGGGTGGTACAGCGGCTAAAAACCTAAATGGTTTCTTTAATCAAGAAGCTTTTGGATTACAGAATACAAATACTGTTGGTACAATTGCAAAATCCACTTTCCCTCAATCTTGGCAAAATCAGAGATCATTGCTTCCGGGTGCATTTGGAACTTCCAGTAATGGACTTTTAGCAATGAGTCAGCTTATGGTTCAGTCTTCAATCTATGCGCCTGAAGGAGAGATTGATATTATTCTCGCTTCTCCAACATCATACGAATTGTATCGTAATGAATTAGCGCAACTGGAAAGATATAGCAGCATGGAGCAAATGAAAAGCACTGCTGGTAGGCTTGGTATCCTTTATAATGGTGCAATGATGTACATTGAGCCACATCTTGGATTTACTGATGCTGCTGGTACACAACCTATCTCCATGTACTTCCTTAATTCTAAGTTGTTCTCTGTCTACTTCGATAGAGATGCATTCTTTGAAATGGGCAAGATGGAACGTATTTCTGGTTATGCTGCAATGTCTTCTAACATTATGACCCGTTCCCAGCTTTGCATTAGCAATCTGTCTGGACACGGTGTCCTTCTCAACGCGGAGGCTTAATCATGGCTACGGCAACTTATTTACAAAAACTTGATATAACAGATTCAGAAGGTAATGCTCTGTCTGTTGACACTTCTAACAGACGGCAAATAGAAACATTTGTTGCTGATGGCGTTATTGGTCTTGGTGATCTTGTAACATTTGACGTCACTAATGGTGGTGGATCAGAATGTACCATCAAAGTTATTGAGGCACCTGCAAATAAATCGGCTATTGGTGTTGCTCTTGATGCTGCTGCTGCTGCTGGTGATGATATTCGTGTTTGTATTAGCGGTATATGTGAGGCACAAGTCGAAGGTAAGAATCAAGCAGGTAACGCTGGAATTGCCCCCGGAGATTATCTTTGTGTAGGGGCTGTAGCAGGTACTCTGTATAAGTATGGTCACCATGCAAACGACAAGATGCCTATCGCAATCGCAGTTGATACTGTAGTTAGTGGTGCTGCTGCTGCTCAATCTACTGTTATATTTCTGAAACAATTCTAAAGTTCGTCACGGGGGGTTCGTCCCGCCAAAGGGCTTCTTCAGCCCATCCCCCCTTCCTATTGTGCAATAGGTTGGGGGGATCTTTTTATAAGGTGTTATATGCGTTTGACAGATTTGAGAGACATGGTGGCCAATATCGTCGATTACGATCCGGCGGTGGAGACGTATAACAACCAGATTACAAACCTGTTGAATGACGCATACTTTCAGCTATTCAGCACGAAACCGTTTACCTTCGCACAGAAGGAAGAAAAGGTTAAAGCCTATGCGGATGTAGCTTTATCGATAACTACGGCAAATCCTACTACGACGGAGGAGCTATCATTTACTGCTGTTACCCCTGCTCCTACACATTGGGAAGGTCAGATAATAGAGATAGAAGGCGTTGAATACACTATTGCATGGGTTTCATCAACAACAACTTTGTTTCTAACAGAGGTCCCATCATTAACTGCAAACACAGCATATTCAGCAAAAGTAAAGTTTCGATATTTGGATCTGCCCCAAGACTGCATATCCATTATGAATGTGTCAAAGCGATCAATGACTCTGACGCCGCAAGAACCCGGTATGTTTACGGCACTGGCCCGATACGAAGACGAGTATTACAACCTACCGCTCGATGAAGTAAACCTTCCACACTACTGGATACCAGCGGATGAATACCATGTATCTTCTCCCATATCAGTAGGAACAATAGCTAATACTGGTGCTGCAACGACAACAAAAAATGTCGATATATCAATGTCGTATGTCTATGCTGGAAGAGAATCCGGCATGTCTTCATTTACATCGTTTGCTATTACAGGTGCACAATTTATAGTTACATTTGATGTTCTTCCAAATAAAAGCGGATACTATAGAAAGCTATATATACGAAGCAGTGAAGCGGGATGGAAAGGAGAAAGATCGATTCCAGCAGCGCTTGGTGTACAATTAATTCCTCCTAATGCAAGTGCAACGTTATTTAACACACCAACATTTAATAGTTCATTTGAGTTTGATACAACTCCCTATACGGCTAATGATGGTACAGCTCAAAGAATAAGACTATATCCCCGTCAGGATAAGGATTATGACATAACGGTCAGGTACATCTACAGACCTAATCCGTTGGTCAATGACAATGATACGCCTGAGTTTCCTTCATCATCACACCAGATATTGGTGTACATGGCATTGAGAGAACTGTTCGTAAAACTGGATAATATGCCTCAGGCCAACCTTTATGAGCGTAAGACGGCTCAAGAGATGATAAAGCTTGAACAAAGATTTCTTACACAAATTGCTCGGAGATTTGTTAAACGCGGCATGCTTGATGGTCGTGTTGCTCCTCTGCCCTTGTACACGCCTTTGACACACACATGAAAAATACACAAGCACAAGTAAAGGCCTTGGGTGGCCTGTATGAAAAGCTTCCACAAAGCCAGGACGGAGCCACCGAACTGACAAACTGGACGGTGGACAAGTATACCGGAGGATGGGACGATCGAATCGGATATGAGCGATATCATTCTCTTCCACCTGACTTCTCTCCATTTGGAAGTACCAAGCGGATAGACTCTCTTACTGTATTCAACAGACATCAAGGCGCACAGCAAAGCATAATATTCGAATCAGATGGAACCTTGTATCATTTGATTGAATGGTCTACTGCAATGAGCTTGAACACGATCGATGCAAACAGGACCAAGCCTGCATTGAATGAAGCACCTACCCAATACTCTACCTATGGGAGATGGCTGGTTATTCTCAATGGATACGACAAGCCAACCAAGTATTCTGGATGGCCGATCTTCATGAGTACAATTACTTTTAAACCAGAGTCCTATGATCTTGGATGGCATACGGTTCCAGACTCTCCTGATGCTTGGGGAGTCGAAACACATTCGTCATCTGCTACGTCAATCGGTTTGAACATTTGCATATACTTTCTTCCTGAAGATGATGCAGGGCTTGGAATTACGACAGACGCAAAAGAAAACAAGTACAAATGGAAAGTTTCTTATATCAATAATGCCGGTTCAGAATCGCCTCTTTCATCTGGATCAGCGGAAATTGCATGGCCAACGATTGCATCTAAAAGAAAATATGCAGTCTACATAGAGATCCCAACCGGTCCAAAAGGTACGGTAGCCAGAAGGTTGTATCGAACAAAGAACTATTCTTCCGATGGTGGTGCTTCCGAATCTGAGTTCTTTTATGTCAAGGATATAAACAACAACTCGGATACATCTACTTACGACAGTGTTCCAGATGGAGCGTTGTCTTCTGTTGCACCCGGATTGACCAGCAGCATTGTATTCCCATCGACAAGAGCACGGTTTTCAGCAGTCTACAAGGACTGTCTTTTCATAGATGGTGGATCGGACAATGATACGCTGTTG